TCGTAAGGCTCTGACCCGTCAGATGGAAATACCCAAGTTTGTCTCACATCATCTCCAATATCATTGCAATGTCTTCTTCATCTCGCTTAAGTCTAACCTTATTTTCTAAGGTTTTGACCTTTTCCATCAACGAATCATAATCAATTTGTTTTCTGACCGCAATTTCTATTGTTTGCTCGGGGGCGGTTGTGATCTCTTCCCTTACCTCGGGAGGTAGACCAAAGATAGCCTCATGGAGTTTTTGTTTCCTTTGCGCCTCTACTTTGCGCTCAGATTCCCATTGCTTATCACGCTTTTTCTCGTCAAATCCAAAGTGTCCACCAAGAGGGGCTTCAATGACAGGCGGTGTTACCGCAACCGAGATAGCTGCAAAAGGCTGTTCTGCAAAGGAATTAAAGCCAAACATTTAGCAATCTATTGCATCTTCAAACCCAACCTGATTCTTTAAATCAGCATATAGGCTTTCCATCAAATTAGCCGTTGGCGTTGCACAGTAAAAGGCGTGTTGTGCAACCTCTTGTGCATTGGCTTGCCTAGCATCTGCACTTGCAGACACAGATACCTGATATTGGCATTGGTCTTTGTTTGCATGAATATTGGTTATTCGTGCATATGCTTCCGTAAAAGGAACGCCAACATTACTTGTAGAAATAGAGATTTTGAGTGCCATTAGAAAGTTACCTCAGTTGTTTCGATTGTGCTAACCCATCTGATAGTAGTTGCCGCCGCCCCTGTCACAGTAACCGCTATACCACCATTTGTTGTATCTGCGGTAATTGCTAATACCCAAGTAGTCGCCAAAGCATCTTGCGCTATTACAGTAGGAGTGACTGCGGCAACCAGCGTAGTTGAAGCGGCATTTGCGCCTCGTTTGATTACGCCTTCATACTTCCAGCCTGATGTTGTACTTCCACCTGTTACGTTAGCAATGCAAGTTCCTTGGAATACATAGGCAGAGTTATTAGGCAAGATTACTTGGTTAGTGGTTGTTGCCGCACTTGTGTTACTGCGTAATTTTGTAGCAGTAGCATCTGTTGTTTCAACGCCAAGAACTAATAAAGCAGATTGGGAAGCCCCTCTAAGTCCTGCAATAGGCGTATTACAAGCCGGAGATGCTTGCATACCTTCAATTGACCTTGTTGTTCCCCAGGAGCCGTTAACAACAGCAGAATTAGAACCATTTGCAAGATTAACATTTCCACTTCCAACAAAAGAATTACCGCCAGATGCGGTATTAGATGACCCACCGCCAACAAAAGCATTAGTGCCAGATGCGGTATTAGATGACCCGTCAACAACAGCGGAATTTAGGCCGCTTGCAGTGTTACTTTGGCCGCCAACAACAGAAGCAAAATTATTATTTGCTGAATTGCCTTGACCACTTATAACAGAAGAATATGCGCCGCCTGCTGAATTTGAAAGTCCACCCAATATTACCGAAGCATAATTTGCTGAACTTATTGGGGCTTGATTTAATGTTATCCACCCAGTTGCAATATTGCCACCACCTGCTCCCAAACTAATAAAGTTTTTAGAATAACAAAAATCTAAAGTTTGTCCTGCCCCCGCCGAAGCAATAGCATTTGTTGAGCCTCCAGCATTTGCATCGGAAGAATAAATACTTATAGATTGAAAGTTAATGCCATAAGTTGAATTTATAATTTTTATTTGCTTGCCTTCTATGGCAGAAGATGGCAAATAAACTCGTATTGCTGTTGTTGTAGCACCCGTTCTAAAATATTGAATAGGAGCGCAGTCATCTGCCAAAGACACCGAGCGAACAGCGGTTGTACTGGCAAACGTACTAAAAAAATCCCATACCTGAATTGCAGGTGTGTTTTCGGATGCAAAACCCGTAAACATTAATAATCTCCACCGACAGCGGTTAGGTGAAATCCAGCCGCTACAGCAGTACCAAATGTTGCGTAGATACGATAACCCGCAGGCAAACTTAGATTTAGCGGCAAAATAATATCGGGTTGTTCAGCAGTCTCCGATACTGTGGTTGCTGACAAAGTTCTTTCAAGATACAAAGCATTGTTAGCCGCAGTAGTAGTGGCAGAACCATTGTTTACCCATATACGAATAACAGTTGCTACGTTTGTACCCAATGCTCTTACTTTTATAAAATCAAGCCTTGAACCATCAACTGCTTTGCCTGTAAATATTGGGCCGTAATTTGTTCCGCTACTTAAATCTTTGGTTGTGTTAGCGGTAAGGCCAGGAGTACCCGATGTAGCCGCCGCACCACTTACCCAACTATTTACTGGCGTTAGTGGAAAGATTGGGTTTGTATTTTGTGCCATTTAAAAGCCTCCGATTGACCAAGATTGCAGTTTAGGAATTGGTGATGAAGTACCGCCACCACCAGATGAGGCGATAGTGATACCGCCCGCTGAATTTGTAATTGTGATGTTGCTACCAGCAGTCAATGTGGCGTAGGAAAAATCTGTACCATTGCCAATCAATAACTGACCATTAGTAGGGGTAGACGCAAGAGCAATTGCCAATGTTCCACTTGTTGTAATTGGTGAACCAGTAACAGACAAGAATGATGGGACAGTTGCCGCAACGCTTGTGACTGTGCCAGAGCCACCGCTAGGAGCCGCCCACGAACCATCGCCACGCCAAAAAGTAGATGCCGATGCCGATGTGCCGCCATTAAGGTTGGTTACGGGCAAATTTCCAGTTACTTGTGTTGCAAGACTGACGTTTGCTAATGTGCCACCAAGGGTCAAATTACCACTTGATGTAACTGTGCCTGTTAGTGTGATTCCGTTGACTGTGCCTGTGCCACCAACACTTGTAACTGTTCCGCTAGATGGTGTTACCCAAGTAGGTGCGCTGGTGGCATTGCTTTGTAAGACTTGCCCCGCAGTTCCTACTTGACCATTAAACGCTACCGACCCATTGGTGTTGATGGTCATTGCGTCCGTAGTGCTAACAGCACCATTGATAATCATGCTTATCTTTTGGCTATCCCATGACCCCAATACTAACGGGCCACCAAAGGACTCCACAAAACTAGCCAATGGCGTAGAAAACCCATTATTGGGAAAACCCGCAGCCGTATAACTGTAATTAGCGTTATTGATGCCTAGTTCACCATAAGCGGTATGCCCACCATCATTGACGGCATAACTTGCATAACTGGTGTTTGCTGAACTTGTGTTTTGCAGGCTTGTGTAAAGATATAACGGCTCACTTGCCGTAAACCCTGCTATCACGCCCGAGTCTGTGTGAACAGTAGCATCACCTACATTTAAAGAGCCAACATTGGTTGTGCCACTTGTGTAAGGAATTAATACCCGATTGTTTGCGTCTTCATTGACCGACTTGCCCGCAGGGTAAGTGACAAACACATCCTTAGAGCCTGCGCTAAAGTCAATCTTAGACCCCGTAGATGACGATAGAACCGTATCTCTGGCTAAAGTACCGCCATAGTAAGTCCCAATGCCCACCTCCCATTGAGAAGTGCCTGCAATCGTGTAATAGGTTGTGTTGTTGTTGCCAATGACTGAGAATGACTGAAACCCTGTTACTGCGCCACCCAAAGTAATCGTGCCCGTTCCTGTGGAGGTTGTGGTCTCCCTGACCCTATCGGCTAGGACGAGGCTCATACTGTTTCTACGCCTATTACTAGACCGTCAGCACCCCTAATTACTTTTTTGGGCGCAGCTAATCTGTTCATTGCTTGACCAATGTTTTGCATTGTTTCGCCATGTAGGTTAGCCATGTTGTCGTGCAATGCTGTCATCTTGTCCATTGCTGTCAATATTGTGCCACCCAACTCATTGGTAATTTGCGCGGCGGCAGCTTCCACCACGGGCAAATCAACGCCAGGGTTGCTACCAATCCTCGCCACCATAATCTTGGTTGCTGCTTCCAACTCGGTTTTCCAACGCTCGTATTCCTCTTTGCCTTGCATTTCCCGAGCCTTGACTTGTAACTCGTTGTTAGCAAGTTGTAAGGCAAACTGCTCTTTCATCTGCTCTAGTTGCATATCTGCTTGGGCTTTCGCCTCTTGCATTTGCATCTCAAGTTGGGCTTTTGCTTGTTCAAGTTGAGCCTGTGCTTGCATTTTCATCTGTTCGCTCTGCGCTTGGGCTTGCATACGCGCTTGTTCGGCTTGCTGTTCAGCCTGTAACTTAAGCATCTCAGGGTTTTGTTGAGGCGGTTGTTGAGCTGCTTGCTGTGCTTTGGCTTGTAATGACTTCATTGCTTGCTCAATAGCCGACTCTAGACTACGCCCTGCGCGGTATCTGCGTACCAAGAACAATAGCATTTCACTTGCCATTGGTAGCATCTCAGGGGCTTGCTGAACCATAGGCAAAGCATCGCGTAAGAACAAACCAATTGCTTGGACTGCCTCGTTTGCGTTCTGTTTGTCTGCTTGCTCGTCAATCTGCGCTAGGGTATCTGCCTCAACTTGGATGTGGAAGTCTCGAATTGTGCTGTTTGAGAGCATCTGCACCGCAGCTTGCAACAATTGCGGATTCTGACCCTCTGGCGTGTTCATCACCCCAGACATCTCAACTATTAACTCTGGTGGGTAGAACTTACAGACGATCTGAGCCTTGATGCGGAACAGATCGGTAGCAAATCTAGCCACATCGCCCTGAGTAGCCCTCAGTCTCAGGCTACCAAAATTGGCTTTTAGTTGTTGAGCACCAAGAGTTTCGTTTGCGTTAGTAGAACCCCTGAGAATGTCTGATATTCCAGAGATTTCGTAGATGGACTGCTTGACAACCTCACGGGATTGATAAAGTTGCTGTAAGGTCTTGATGATGGCACTTGTGTCCATCATGTCTATTGCGCCTTTTAGCCCACCCTTTTCGCTCATTGCTGCCCATGCGGTCACGGGGAACAGTTTGTTGTCTACGCCCTCTGTGAATAACCGCCCAAGTTCCTTGAACTCAGCGTTAAACACACCGACCGCTTTGCAAGCCTTCACCAATAGGTAAATGCGCTGTGTAAGGTTGTCTAGTTCTTGGGCTTGGTCTTCATATTCGCAGTAATCTGGTACTGGAATCATTGACCCATTGGTTGTTGTGGCCAATAAAGGCTTTGGACAAGGGAAAAACTGCTCTAATTCAAGAGGGTCATCACGCTCGTCAAGTGCTTGGGGGTATCCCTTGGCAACCCAACAGACTTTCTTTGTGCGTTTGTTCCAAATCTCAGCGACTTTAGCCTTCTTGCCGTAGGTCGCTTTGGCGGTCATTGGGTTTTTAGCGTCTATATCGTCATTTTGGTCGTGCAATGGAACATTCTTGAATACATCACCAAAACGCTCGATGCCCTCTTCGGGTGTCATGTAGACCCAACGGCTTACCCACCACACCTCATCCCATGTTCGGGCTGGTGAATGAAGAAAATCTGTCCAATAAACATAATCCACAGGGCTGTGCGCTGAATCTACACGCTCAATTTCCTCTGTGTTGGTGATCTCTACGCCTTCTTGTGGGTCAAGTTTTGGCGTTGTTGTCTCTGGGGCTTCTTGTCCAACAATGATTGGCTCATAGCGCACCCACGCTGTACCCCTGCCAGGCAATAGGCGGTCTTCCACCACCCCGCGCATTGCGGAGTCAAAGTCGTTAAATTGCGTTACCTCGTACTCAACCACGCGCTCTAGCATGGTAGAGGCTAATCGACCTACTGGGTCTGAGTCCATGAACCTACGGGAGACTTCTGGCTTTGCCATGCGTCCGTAGAGTGCAGGAAATAGCACAGAGATGTTTGACCACAAGATGTTAAATTTCATCCTCGGCATCTCAATGGCGTCGCGCTCGTCTCGGTAGCGTCTTACTACCTTTTTACCGCGCTTTTCCCACTTGTCAAAGACTTTGGCAGCTTTGTCTAGTTGGTCGTGCCAGAACGGGCCTTGATCTTCCTCATAAGCCCCATCGTCGTAGGCGTTCTCGTACATATTAAGCCGCGTAGAAGAATGTCACATCCAATCCAGTTCCCGCAATAGTCGCGTGAAGGCTTGTCCCCACATTGGCAGGGAATCGGTGAAACCCTATGGCTGGAGTGATAGTTCCTGACATCGCTGTACCGCCAGAGCCTCCGTCTTTCAAGACTAAAGTGCCTGCGGTGGTGTTGTTCACATAGAACCCAATAAGTTGGCAAGCCCCTGTCGAGACCGCCCCCGTTGCTGTGATGTTCTTGTATCCACCTACTTCTGCTACTGGTGCACTCATATGCGTTCCTCTTTATGTGTAGTTTCAAAATCCCACAATTCGTCTAGCGTAATCGTCTGTAAAGTCTTCCCTTTGGGTTGGGGTTCGTTTGACTTGTCTTGACGATACGCGACTGCAA